AAACTAAGACAATGATAGCATCAAGAATATGTTCGAGGTTTAAGTGAAGTGGTTGAGGTATGTGTGTTGCTACGCCTTTTTTCTTAGTACACAGGTTATAGCAGACAGTAACTCAATGACTTTTTCCTTGCCTAGTGCGGGATACAATAGTGGTACAGATAGTATTAGAGCCGGTGATTTAGATTGTAAGAATAGCATAGGCGGTACTACTAACTTTGAGTTAGGTATGACTGGAATAATAAATAATGCAGTCACACCAATTATAGGCAAAGAAGGAGAGAGACCACAGACTAAAGACATAGGTTTGTATGCTAGAATTATAATACCTTTAGATGGACCGAGTGAAAGAATTAATTGTAATACTTTATACCAACTAGAATTACAACGTAGAAGACTAGAGGTACAGAAACTTAAACAAGAAATAGAATACTTAAGGCAATTACAAGACGGTGGATTTGAAAACTGATGGCAGACCTAGAAGAATTAGTAAGCAAAGGCGAGAGCATAAAAGATAAGAAGCTCAAGCTGTTTGGTCTACGTTTAAGTGGTACAAGTATAGTCGCAGCATTTGCCTTTATTTCAACGATTATTGGTACTCTATATGGTGGCTTTCTTATGTATCAGAAAGTCGAAGGAATCGCAAATTTGGACCTTGGAGCTATAGAGTCACAGATGAAAAAGACATCAAGCGATGTAGAAAGAATAGAACAACACGCTGATGCTATAAAGATAGAACTTAAGAAAGATATGACAGACCTAAGAAACAGTCAATGGTCTTTAGAATCTAAAGTAGATACTAAGTTACAATCAGTAGATACTAAACTTACTAACTATGATACAAAGTTAGATAGGTTTGAGATAAAAGTAGAGAAAACTAAAGAGGACATAAACAAACGGATACAAGAATCATTAGACAATCCATTAGCAAACTAAGGAGATATTATGGGAACTAAATCATCATACCCAACACGAAAAGGTAACGGTAAAAAGAAAAAGTAATGACACTTACTAAAAGACAATTAGCTACTCTAGATAAGCATAAAGAACATCATAGCAAGAAACATATGGAAGAGATGAAAAGGCTTATGAAAAAAGGCTTGAGCTTTACTGAGTCACATAGAGTGGCTATGAAAAATGTGGGGAAGTAAATGGAAGACGAGCTTAGAAGAATGCAAGTACAACTAGACAAACACGCAGGTCAAATAGCAAAGTTGTTTAGCAAAATTGACGACACAAACAAATGTATAGCTAAGATAAACACCTCACTATTACAAATTAAATGGGGCGTCTACGGTGCAATTATCTTTTATGTTATTGCAAACGTAGGTCTTATGGAAGCATTAGGAGTAGTATTATGATAGCACTTTTAACAAACATAGCACCTATAGCCTTAGGGTTTATTGGTAAGTTGTTTGCACTTAAAAGCCAAGCAGCAGCAGAAAATCAAAAGTTAATAATGCAACAGTTTGCAGTCAGAGACAAATCAATTAATGATGCTAGGTCCTCAGCAGACAAAGAAAGCCCAATGGCTGCTCTTAATAGACGAGTAATTATATTTGTTATATTATCTTTAATTATATTTACGCAAGTAGCTCCAGTGTTTTTTAACGTGCCTACTGTTGTGCCTACTGTAATTGAAGGAGCAAGTTTACTTGGCTTTGAACTTACACCGGATACAATAGAGTATGTTACAGTACAGGCAGGAGCAGTGCTTAAGTTTGATGAAGTGTTTGCTTGGGCTACAATGATTATAGAATTTTATTTTGGTGCACAATTAGCCAAGGGGAAATAATGACATATAGAGAACTAATAAATCAAGTATTAATAAGACTAAGAGAAGACACAGTAGCTTCTGATTGGTCTGGAGCTATTAACGATAGTTCTACAGTAAATGACTATCAGAAAGTTATAGGCTCTTTAATTAACGATGCTAAGAGAAGTATAGAGTCTTACCACGATTGGTTAGTTCTAAGGGAAACAGTTAATGTTTCTACTGTAGCAGCTACAAAAAATTATAACTTATCTTCTGGTCAAGAGTTTAAAGTGTTAGACGTAACTAACAATTCTACTGGTAATAGTTTGTCACCGGTGACACAACATTACATAAACAGTATTAAATACCCTACCGACCCTACAGGAGAACCTAGTTACTATGCTTTTAACGGGGCAGATAGTTCTAATAATCTTAAAGTAGATTTATCTCCTATACCTACAGAAGCACAGACAATATCTTTTGATATAGTTAAATATCAAGACGAATTAACCTCGTCTACTACAAGTATTAAGATACCGTCTAAGCCTGTAATCTTAGGTGCTTATGCTCGTGCAATAGCAGAGCGTGGAGAAGATGGAGGAACACAATCTTCTATAGCTGCACAAGAAGCAGCAAGCTCTTTAGCACAAGCGGTTATGTTAGACAGTGGAAATACTCAATATGAAAACGAATGGTTTGTAACTACTAATTACCAATAATGGCTAAGCAATTACAGTATCAGTCCTTAACTAACATAGGTCTTAACGGATTAAACACACAAGCTAATCCTGCGTCATTAGACCCATCTTATTTAACTAAGGCAGAAAATGTTGTGATTAGAGAATCAGGTCGTATATCTCTACGCAAAGGATTTAAACAAAAAGTAGCACCTAATGCTGTTGCTCCTAATGGAGTTGCTATTAAAAGTATTGTTGAGCATCAAGACGGAGCAACTAAAAAGATATTTGCTAGTCACGGTACAAGCATATACACTGTAGATTTTACAACACCTAACGCTGCTTTTCCTAGTAGTGGTGCTGATGTTAAACATACAGTTACTGGTACAGACGGTAACTGGCAGTTTATAAATTTTAATGGTAGGCTTACTTGTCTACACGAAAACACAGTACCGCAGAGATACGACGGTTTACAAAGCTCAGGTTCTAAATGGGCAGCATTTGCAGACCACGACAGACCTCCTACAGTAACGTCAGGAGAATTTAAACCTAGTTGTGGCGTAGGGTTTTATGGACGTATGTGGGTCGGAGGTGTAGAAGAAGAAAAAGATGTACTACATTATTCTGCTTTATTAGACGCTGACGACTATACTCATAGTAGTGGCGGTGGTTCTTTTGATTTAAAGAAAGTTTTGGGAAAAGATGACATAATAGCTATTGCTCCTTTCTATGGACAACTTGCTGTGTTTGGTAAGAACAATATAGCTATATACGAAAGTCCTGATGTTGTAGGAAGTATGAAACTTAATGAAGTTATACGAGGAGTAGGTTGTGTAGCTAGAGATTCGGTACAACATATTGGAGATGATTTAGTATTTTTATCTTCTACTGGTCTTAGGTCACTAGCTCGTACATCTGAAAAAGATAAAGTACCTCTAACTGATTTGTCAGTAAATGTTAAAGACACGCTAATTAGAAACATAGGTCAGAGTACAGAAGTTAAGTCAGCTTATATAGAGAACGAAGGAATATATGTAATGACTTTTACTGCTAGTAACATTACTTATGTCTTTGACTTTAAACATTTAACTCCTAATCAAGCTCCTAGAATAACTACTTGGACATTTGATTTAGATAGAGAGCCTTCAAGCATAGCATATACAGATACTTATGGTATGTTAATAGGACAGAAAGATGGAAGCATTGCTATTTATGAAGGATATTACGATTCAGACCTAGCAGCTAATGGCACTACATACAGTTATGCTTCTTATACAGGTAGCTTTGAAACTACTTGGGTAAACCTAGGAGAATCTGTAGGTGCGTCTCTGTTAAAAAGATTATTTATGGTTATAGAAGGTGGTTCTGGTGCTAACCTAGCATTAAAATGGTATAAAGATTTTAGTTCTTCTCCGTCTAAAACTACAGCTATAACTTTAAATCCTACTACTACAGGTTCTACTGCTCTATGGGGAGCTAGTACATCTTTGTATGGAAATTCAGGAGTTACTTATAAACCTGTATATGGACTAACAGAATATAGAACACCACTTACAGGTTCAGCAAAAAATTTAAAAATATCTATAAGCATTCAAAGTAATGGTTATGATGCGTCTTTACAAGACTTAACACTTTTACATAAACAAGGGAAAATAAGATAATGGCAGACTATTCAAAAGTTATAGCTTGGTCAGGTAAAGATGCTTTGGCTGACTCAAGTG